GCTACGGCACCCAGGCGGGCCAGAAGGCCTATGCGGCGACCATGAGCGACCTGGACAACGTGCTGGACAGCCTGACGAGCCAGAGCCGCAGCGAATACAACACCCGGAAGAGCGGGCTGCAGCAGGAGCTGAACGGCCTGCAGGAGGCCGAGCAGAATGACTACAACAAGTACCAGAAAGACCTGTCGAACTGGTACAACGACCTGAGCTACAGGCAGAACGAGTACAACAACGCCTATGCACAGCGGCAGCAGAACGTGAGCAGCACCCTGAACGGGCTGTTCAGCGCGCTGAGCTTTGCGGCGCAGATCATTCCGTTCTTCTTTATCTGAAGAACCATCGCTTGAAGGAAGGAGAACAAAATGGGGACTTTTAAAAGGCTGAACGACCAGCAGAAACAGCAGGCACAGGCAGAAGCGGCCATGCCGGGAGCCTACGACAACAAATACGACGCAGGCATTCAGGACGCACTGAACGGCATGGATGCGACGAACAGCGCGGGCCTTGGCTACGACAGCCAGAACGGCACCTACCGGGGCGCACTGAGCCGCCTGTTTGGCAACGCGGGCGCGGGGGCCAGTGCGGCCGAGCAGGTGGCAAACAGCCTTAGCGGCGGGTACGGCACGGACTGGGCCAAGAGCGCGGCACAGCAGGCGGCGGCCGGGGAGACCGGCCAGACCGCGAACGTATACGCCCAGGCACGGGCAGACGCGCTGAGCCAGTGGCAGCAGGAGCTGGCGGGCCAGGGCACCCAGCTGGACAACCTGCTGACGCAGGACCAGCTTGCACGCAGCGAGTACGACGGCAGCGTGGCGGACGCTGCAAATTGGCGGAACTACCGGTACGGCCGCACCCAGCAGGCCCGGCAGGAGAACAGCGACTTTTTGAACAACGTGTGGAACGTAATCAAGAATGTGGGCAGCGATGTGGGCAAGGCTTATGATGCTTACAAGGGGTACAGCCAGCAGAAGATGGCGATGGACGCAGCTGGCTACCAGATGGCAATGGAAGAGTTTGATTCGGGAGACCCGGAGCGGGCAAGGCAGATCCTGAAGATGTATAACTTGGACGAAACACAAGTGGACAGCTGGACGGAGAGCTATGCGACCAAACAGAGCAAGGCGAACTGGAGCAATTCGGTCATCGAGCAGGCAACCGCATATCAGCAGGCAGGATATCCGGAGCTGGCAAACCAGCTGATGACGGATGCCGGATATGATCCAGGCCTGCTGGAAACATGGGGAGGTCTGACAGACGTTCAGAAAGACCAGATGGCAGCGTTGCTGCAGGGCGCAGAACTTGCGGCCGGAGGAAACGACACGGCGGCGAACAACTACCTGCAGATGGCGGGGCTGCCCACGGGGAGTGTGGACAGCTACAGCACCATTGCAAGCCGGCTGAACCAGGCAGACCTTGCCAAGTACGCAAGCCAGCTGGCCATCAGCAACCGGTACAAGACCACGACCGGGACAGGACGCGGGAGCGGCGGAAAGAACAGCAACCAGAACACAAACAAGCAGAGCAACAAGACAGACGGGTACACCCAGCCGCAGCTGAACACGATGCTGAAAGCATACAACAGTATGAAGCCGGATGACAAAAGCTACAGCTACTATACCGATGTGCTGGCGGATGGGGGACGCATCGACCGGCTGAGCGGCGTGGGCAACCCGGGAAAAGCCAACGGCACAGCCTGGGAGCAGGGCATGTACAACGCGCGGAAGATGGCCAACAGCGGGTACAGCCAGAACCAGATCGCAAGCGAGCTGGCCAACAACACGAGCCTGAGCAGCGACCAGATCTCGGCCATTATGAACCAGATCGACTACGAGTGGCGCGGAACGAAGTGATGAGGTGAGCGTATGGGATGGAGCGCACAGGACATTGAAAAGCTGCGCAAACAGAATAATGGGCAGAAGAGCACAGCGGGAACCGGCCAGAGCGCGGCACCGAAAAGCACGACGGCCCCAGCGCGGAGCAGCGGAAGCACCGGCTGGAGCGCGGAAAAAATCGACGCGCTGCGGACGGGCAGCGGGACCAAGCCGGCGGCCAAAAGCACCGACGCCTGGGTGAACCGGAGCGCTGGCACCAGCGTGCGCAGCACGGCACAGAAAGCCGGGACGCAGAGCGCGGGAAAAAGCAACCAGAACCCCACGAGCGGAAGCCTGAGCGCGCAGGTGCTGGGGCAGATGACCGGGACCCAAAGCGTGCAGACCACGAAAAAGGCGGGATCAAAGTTGCCGACGGTGGAACGCACCGGACAGCCGGAGTGGCTGGGAACAGGCAAGAACAGCGCCCCGGCGGCAAAGGTGCTGGGGACCGGGACCAAGAGCGGAAAGACCTATGCCGAGCGAAACAACGCCATGCCGATGCAGAGCGCGAGCGGGGCAATGGCCAGTGCACCGAACGCGGAGAGTGTAAAAAAGCAGATCAAGGATGCGGACGCAAAGCGGGTGGAAAGCTGGTATGCGCGGGATGCACAGCAGCTGAAGCAGGAGACCGAAGAGCTGAAGGCAACCGACAAGTTCAGCGATTTCGACCGGCTGAACCAGTGGATGGATGCAGACCCGCAGCACCGGCAGCTGGTGCGGCTGCTACGCACCGGCAAGGGGAACAAGACCTATGCTGAACGAAACAACGCCATGCAGCCGATAAGCGTGAGCGGGGCAATGGCCAGTGCGCCGACGGCGGAAACGAGCACGGAAAAGCGGGAGTACACCGACGCGGAGCTGCTGGCCAAGGGCTACAGCCGCAAGCAGATCCGAGAGGCGCGGCAGTACATTGCCGACTTTGATGCCCTGCCGGACTGGCAGCGGGCGGCGCGGCGCATCTCCAACACGATCGGCGGCATTGTGGACACGGTGGCGTCGGCCCCGCTGATGGCGGGCGAGACGGCCGTGCGGAGCGTGCAGAACGCAGCGGAGACCGGAAAGAACTGGAACGAGCTGCAAGAGAGCGTGAAGAGCGACGACCGGCAGTGGAAACTGCTGTGCCTGATGACCGGAGGAAAGACCCAGTATGCAGGGCGGGACAACGCCATGCAGCTGAACAGCAGCGGGGTGATGGCGGCCCCGGCCCAGAGCACCGGCATGGCCTACACGGACGAAGAGCTGAAGGCCAAGGGCTACAGCCAGAGCGAGATCGACCGGATGCGGGCGCGGATCAGCGGGGCAAAGGTGAGCGAGGGCATCGACCCGGAGAAGAGCCTGGGCTACCAGATGTATAAGCGCGGCCAGCAGCTGAACGAAGCGGCGCAGGCGGGCATGAGCCCCATTGCGCGCCAGCTGATGGGGGTGACCACCAGTGCGGCGGAGAACCTTGCGGTGGCGGGCATCAGCCCGGCGCTGGTGCTGCCGGTGCTGAGCGCCCAGGGCGGCGCGGAAGCCATGGGCCAGAGCATTGACAAGGGCGAGAGCGCGGGCAAGACGCTGGTGGGCGGCCTTGCGAAGTTCGGTGCGGGGTGGGCCATCAACAGCGTGGGCGCGGCAGACCTTGCCCGGACCATGGGAAGCGACTACGCCAAGGACACGCTGGCGGGGAAGCTGGCGGTCGTGGTGCGCAGCGTGGCAGACAACGGCGTACTGGCGCAGCAGTACCCGACGGTGGCGAATGCGGTGTCCGGCGGCATCGACAACGCCATGCAGGCATTTGTGGAGACCTATGCGGACAAGGCCATTGACGCGGCCCTGGGCGACGAGCAGGCGGCGCAGGAGCTGTTTAACAGAGACACCTTTTTGCAGGCGCTGGAAAGCGGCCTTTCCGGCGGCGCTTCCGGCGCGCTGGGCGGCGCTGTGGGCACCCAGCTGGGCAGGATGAGCGCGGCGCTGGAGACAGCGGACGGTCAGACGGTGCAGCGGAACGAACCCTCTCAGCCAGCGAAGGGCGCTGACAGCTCTCCCGAGGGGGAAGCCTTGGGGGGCGAACTCCCTCAGTCGCCTACGGGCGACAGCTCTCCCGAGAGGGCGAGCTTGGGGCTGGAACGGCAGACGGAAGCGCAGACAATGCAGAGCAGCAACCCGGCGGTGCAGCAGCTGGCCGAAGCGATGGACAGCGGGACCCTGACAAGCAGGACCATCAAGCTGTTTACCCCGAACGCGGCCAACGAAGCGAACCGCGCGGCCTTTGCCGAGGCATACGGGATGGAGCTGCCCGAAACGGCGGCACAGACCCGGCAGGTGCTGCGGCAGATGGAAGCCGAGCGGAGCACGGCGCAGTCGGCGCAGGAGGAACAGCAGGCACCGGAAGCCGTGAAGCAGGAACAGACCGGGGAGCTGCAGGGCAGCGGCCGGGAGATCCGGGACGGCGTGATGACCACATGGAACCCAGACGGGACCGTGGAGACGCAGGTGCTGGATCCGGAGATGGCTGCGCGGGCACAGGCCGAGCGGCAGGCGCAGGCGGCACAGAAGCGGACCGTGGAAAACACCGGGGAAACGGTGGAAACTCCCACGGTCTCGCATTCGCTCGACAGCTCCCTCGGTGAGGGAGCCTTTGCA